ATGCACCGCGCGCCATCGGTCGCAAAGGGGCGTGTCATCGTTTACCTTCCGTTCAAGGAAACCGTAATGCGTGATGCGCTCTGTCCCGATGGGTCTATAGATTTCAAGCGCGAAGCCGGATCGATTGCCATTTTTGAATCGCGTCACTTCGGAGCGTCCAGATCGGCCATTTAGGCCGTTTCGCCACCCGTGTTTTTTGCAGACATCCTTTAGATTGAACAGGGTCACGTCGGCGCGGTTGAACCTACGGACAAACTCCGCATGTAGCTGACGGCGCGGCAATGTCTTGTTGCGCTCGATCCACCTCAACTGCGCGGCGGTGTACGTGATATTAGGCCGGCGGCGCTTCATTGCTTCCGGCCCTCGATCACTGCCGGAGCGGATGACCGCGCGTTAAAGTTCGGAAGATGGGGGACGGGATCGCTCCCGCCGTGATCTGAAATCACCTTAGCCGCCTGGACCTGGAGCGTTGCAAGCCGCAGCACTTGATCGGCAACTGCTACTATCGCCACCCCGCGCCGGACTTCTTGTTCCAGTAGATCGCCGCTTAGGTCCTCGTCTGCAAGGCGCTCGATCTGAGCGAATAGATGGTCGTTAAGGTCGGTGAGCCGGTTCTTGGTGTTCGACATGCCCAGCCTCAATAGCTGATCTTGGTGTGCGGGACTTCGCCGCTCACGATTGCCACGATGATCTTCTTTCCAAGGTTGTCGGCAACACCTAGCTCGACCAGCGCAGCCAACACCTCGTTGTTGATCTTCGCAGCGTGGCGCTTGTTCGCCTCGCGCTTCCGGGTGGCTTCTTCCTCGGCCGCCTGTCTCGCGGCGATCCTGTCACGCTCTGCCTGCGCTGCTTCCTCGGCGCGGCGCTCGGCATCCTTCGCGCGCTGATCGGCGGCGTCCTTCTCGTCCTGGAGGCGCTTCGCGTTGGCCTGCGCTGCGGCCTCGGCCTCCTGCCGGGCGCGGTCGGCTGCCTCCTGGGCGATCCGCTCCAGTTCGTCCTTGCGGTTCCGCTCAGCCTGCGCCGCGCGCAAGCTTGCAAGCTCGGCCTGATCCGCCTCGCGCTGCTTCGCGGCGGCAAGCTCCTTCCGCAATCCCTCGCGGACATGATCGATAGTCGAGACGGCGCGCGCCTCGTATTCCTGCCAGTCGCGTTGCGCGATCTCGCCTAGCTCCAGCAAGGCGGCTTCGATGTCGGCGGCGGATCGTTCGCCGGCATGGGCCAGCATGGCGGTGACGCTGGCAATCGCTGCCTCATGCTGCTGAACGCGAGTTTCTTCCGCGTTCTCCCAATCGGTGAGGGGCTTCCTGATGTCGTCTTTGATCGTGTCGAGTTTGTCACGAAGCTTGCGCCGGTCGGCATCGACGGCGGCGGCTTGCTTCTTCCAGTCCGCGACTAGCTCTTTGCCCATGTCGTCAAGCGTGGTCTTTGCGCGCGACACCTTGTAGGCGGCGGATGCGATCGCATCGCGTCCAGCCTTGGTGCTGATGTCGATCTGCGTCGGCCGAACCTCGGCCTCAATCTTCGCAATGATCGCATCGATCCCACCGGGCGCGAACACGGTCGCGGCGGTGATGGCTTCCAGGGCGGCGATGCCCAACATCGGCGCTGCGTTCTGCGGTGCTGCGGTGACGGTCACTCGTTCTCTCCACTGTTCTGGTGCGCTGCGTTGTCGAACGGGCCTGGAATAAAGCCCTCGTATTCCCCGCGTCGGTTGAATACAGGCGTCCCGCCGAACTCGTCCTGAAAGTCGCGGGCAGTGCGACCATCGTTCGCGTCCGCGATTTTCTGGCGGTGCAGGTATGCGGTGTGCTGGCCGGTTCGTGCTTCCTGGCGCTTTGCCTTGCAGGACTTTGAGCAAAACTTACCCCAGCCACGCTGCCGGTCTGCAACGCGCGCCTCGAATGGCTGTTTGCAACTCTTGCATTTGACCGTGACTTTCGCGCCTCGGCTCATAGCTGCCCCCTGATGACGCCCGCCCAAACCAGGACGGCTGCGAGAAACACCGCGAGGGCGGCCAAAGCGGCGGCCTCCTTCGCGATCATGACGATGAACGGTTCCGGCCGGTCCATCACGCGCCCCCGGTCTTTGCGGCGGCGAGGGCGGCGCGGGCGCGCGAGATAGTCACCTTGGCTTCGCGCGCTACCTTTCGCATCAAACGGTAGTCGAGTTCACGCCGCAGCATGTCAGCGACGGCTCGGCAGGCGTCCATTTCGCCGTCGTCAACGCCCTCATTCACCATGAGCCATTCGATAGCGACCGATATTTGCTCATCTGACACGCGAGCCTTCCGCCCCGCTGCGCTGGTCTGTGCTGCTGACATCACGCCACCACGTTCACGAGCGCGGCGCGACGGTGAAAGCGCGGCATGAAGCAACCGCCCAGCTTCCCGGTCTTTCGGTCGATGTGGCGGGCGATGCCGGCCACGTCATGGATAAAGTTCACGTCGTCGGCGGCAAGCATCCGCTCAAAGTCCATGCGGCAACCGTTCGCGTTCACGGCGATCAGGTCCATGGTCATGGTCTGCGGCTCATACCAATGCGTGCGGGACTTCGGGCCTTTGACCCAGCCGTTAGACCGCGCGCGGTCCACAATGTTGTCGATCAGCGCAAGCTCATCATCGGTGCAATCGAATTTAACGCGGCTCATGGTGTCGGCTCCTGTGGGGTTAGGTGGTCTGGCGGGAATGGCGCAGGCGCTCGCCGTCCGTCATCACCGAACGGTCGCCAGCCGCAACACGTTCGCGGCGCTCGATCTCGGCGCTCATCTTGCGAAAGGTCTGCGCCGACTGAGCGGTGTTAGCGTCGTCATGCTTGGCGGCGGCGGCGCGAAGCTGCTCAAGCGTGAGGCCGGGATAGGGTGCGGACTTGAATGCTGCGTCTGACATCGTGGCTCCTAGATTCCGAGTTCGGCTAAAAGTTCGTCGTCAGTCATCGCCTCATCGTCCAGCGTCGGCACGGTGAACCCGCGCGCCGTCAGAAAAGCGATCTCGTTTTCCCGTTCCCGCTCGATCATGCGGACGTTGTGATTTCGCCAGTCGCGCGCCTTGCCGGGCTTCGCTGCCGCTGCACGCGCACGTTCATGCGACAAGCGCAGTTCGATGGCTTCAAGGTGGGTGAGGTCGAGCATCAGGCCACGGCCTTGATGGCCGCATAGTGCGGGTTCGCCGGAAGCACGCGGATGCTGTCCCTCTCGAAATAGTCGGTGGTCATGTCGCTGTTGTTCTCGATCTGGAAGAACTCGCGAAGGGAAGCCAGCGAAGCGCCACGGCGCGGGCGGATTTTGATCAGCGCCGGATCAACGCCGGGGACCCATGGTCCAGCCGAGTAATAGACGCCAACGCGCTTGCCGTTCGCGGTGATGAATTTCGGGCTGAACTTGATCGACATGTGTTGCGCTCCGTGTCGCGATATTCACAACAAACCAGACAACAGAGGTTCGGTCAAGAGGTTTTTAAGGGCATCGAAATTGACAACTTGTCGCACCCCCGAATTGACCCGGCTTTACAACCGTGAACAACCCGGTTTCAACAGCTTAAAAACCTCTCCGCGCTAGAAATATAACAATATCAATACTATAAGAGTGACAAAGGGATTTATAATAGACAGTAAAAGTTTTTAATTCCGAAAGTAGACCCGGCTTTAAAACGTGACCGGGCTTTATAGCCACCCACAAACGCAATTTAAAAAAATGATGGGCCTCCTTAGAAACCCCTTCGCCAATCGCAAATCTGCCGTTGTGTAGATCGCAACAACCGTCGCACGCCTATACATGCCGCCCTAACGATCCTGAGAGCAGGGCAATGGTGAAGGCGAAGGCAAAACCAAAGGCGAAAGCGAAGGCGACCGATGAACTGACGGTGAAGGAAACCGCGTTCGTTCGCGAATACCTGATCGACTTGAACGCAACGCAGGCGATGATCCGCGCCGGCTACAGCGCAAGAAGCGCGGGCGTCCAGGCTGTCGAGATCATGGCAAAGCCGCGCGTCAAAGCTGCGCTCGAATCCGCCATGGCTGCGCGCGCCGAAAAAACCGGGCTGACTGCCGAACGCGTCTTGCAGGAAATCCAAACCATGGCGTTCTACGATCCGGCCGATCTGGTCGCGATCATGCGCGAGCTTGGTCCTGATGATGAGCCGGACGAAAACGACGGCATCGTTGAAGTCGGCGGCAGGCGGTATGTCCTGGAAGGCATCCATGGGCCGCTCGCCATTCGCAAACTGCCGGAAGGCATCCGCCGCGCAATCGTCGGCTGGGGCTATGACAGGAACCAGAATTTCACAATCAAGCTGGCCGACAAGTCGAAAGCGCTGGATCAGCTTGCGCGCCACCTGTCGCTTTACAAGGACACGCTGGAGGTCGGCGGCCTAAGCGCTCTCGCGGATCGCCTGGAGCGTGCCCATAAGCGGGCCGGTTAAACGCATGGGCGAGTGGAACGATACGATCGATCCCGTTGCGAAGAAGTACGAACTTGCGTCGATGTTCGGCATGTCCGTCAACAGCGACGCGAAAAGCTGCACGGCAAAGGCCGCGCTCCTTCGCAAGATGGCCGCGATCATTGATGCGGAAATTGAATGGCGCGCGGTCGGCGTTCGCCAGTGGCGGCTGTTCGGCTGGCGCATTCGGCTGATGCGCGATGAAAGGTAGGGCGATGGCATCGATCATCCTTCGATCACTGTTCGGCGCATATCTCGTGATCTTCGCGCTGATCCTGGCGCTGAACCTGACCATCGGTCCGGTCACGCCTGCGCTGGCGTTCATGCGCGCGCTGCTCTGGCCGATCTGGATTGCGACGGGTTATCCGCAGGGCGTGGTCACGGTGTACGGCTGATGAGTGAAGGCGTCCGCATTATCCGCTGTTGTGTGCCGTTCTGCCGCCGCAAGCGCCGTCACAAAGAAGGCGATGGCGAGTGGATTTGCGCCGTGCATTGGCGAACGGTGCCGCCCGCGCTCAAGGCCGTGAAGTTCAAGACGCACCGCGAGTATCGCCGCAGGTTCGGCAACACAGTGTTTTGGAAGTACCCGCCAGGATCGCCAGAGCGGATCGCGTGCGTCGAAGTCGGCCGCGCCTGCGATGCATCGTGGCTGGAATGCAAGCGCGCGGCGACCGAAATTGCAGTTGGCATCTGATGGCTAGATCAGGCATCGGCCACAACAGCGGCAAAGACCCGAACGAGGCGATCATTGAACTGGCCGCGTCGTGTCGCTTCGATCCCAAGCGCTGGTCGCGCATCGCCTGGGATTGGGGACACGGTGAGCTATCGAAACACGACGGGCCGCGCTATTGGCAGGATGACATCAACGAAATCATCCGCGACCATCTGAGCGATCCGGCGACGCGCTATGAGCCGTTGCAAATCTCGGTCGCGTCCGGTCACGGCATCGGCAAGTCGGCCGAAATGGGGATGCTCTCGAATTGGGCTATGTCGTGTTGGGCGGATGCCAAGGTGCTGACCACGGCCAACACTGAAACGCAGCTTCGCACAAAGACCGCGCCGGAAGTCGGCAAGTGGTCGCGCATGTCGATAACCGGGCATTGGTTCGATGTGCAGACGATGAGCATCAAAAGCCGCGATCCGACGCGCGCCGATAGCTGGCGGCAGGACTTCATCCCGTGGTCTGAGCACAACACGGAAGCGTTCGCCGGCCTGCACAACGAAGGCAAGATCATCCTCGTGCTGTTCGATGAGGCTTCCAAAATTCACGACAAGGTGTGGGAAGTCGCAGAGGGCGCACTGACGGACGAAAACACGGTGATCATCTGGATCGTGTTCGGCAACCCGACGCGCAACAGCGGGCGCTTTCGCGAGTGCTTCCGCCGCTTCCGGCATCGCTGGGTTCGTCGTCAGATCGACAGCCGGACAGTCCCAGGCACGAACAAGAAATATCTGCAACGCCTCGTTGATGACCATGGAGAGGAGAGCGACATCGTGAAAGTCCGCGTGAGAGGGCAATTCCCGGCGCAAAGCGCCTTGCAGTTCATATCGGCGGCCGATGCTGACGCGGCGCGCGCTCGGCACCTGCGAAAGGAACAGTATGCGTTCGCGCCTGTGATCCTGGGCGTCGATCCGGCATGGACGGGCGACGACAATTTAGAAATCTTCCTGCGGCAAGGGTTGTATTCCAAGAGCCTCGCGACGCTGCCACGCAATGACAACGATGTGGAAGTCGCAAACCTGATCGCGCGTCTGGAGGATGAACACCACGCGGATGCCGTGTTCATTGATGCGGGCTACGGAACGGGCATCAAGTCGGCCGGCGATGTGATGGGCCGGTCATGGCGGCTGATCTGGTTTTCCGGCAAGTCGATTGATCCCGGCTACCTCAACATGCGCGCGTACATGTGGGGGCAGGGCAAGCGCTGGCTCAAGGCTGGCGGTGCGATCGATCCCAAGGATGAGGAACTTTATCAAGACCTGATCGGTCCGGAAACGGTCGGCCGCCTGGACGGCAAAATCCAGCTTGAGAGCAAAGAGGACATGAAGGAACGCGGCTTGCCGTCGCCAAACAAGGGCGATGCGCTGATGCTGACGTTCGCGGAGCCGGTCGCGAAACGGCCGCAGGGCGTCGCCAGGGGCGCGGGCAACTATCAAGTGGCGGTCGATTACGACCCTCTCGGGGACTGACGTGTTCGCGCTCTCAACCATTGGCCGCTTAGAGGTCGATCATCCGAAATTGGATGGCCGATCCGGCCAACGGGAGAGAGAACGATGTTCGCCACATTCCTGACTGTCAGCGGTTACGCCTTCTGGATCATCTTCGGGTTGATCGTGCTGTTAGATGCGTTGATGTTGCGGTCAGAAGATGGCGATACGCACACCCTGGCAGTTGTCCTGACATCGGCCGGTCTGATCGGTGCGGTGCTTCTAACCGACGCCTTCGCAGGCGTTCGGCTGGCCTCGCTGATCATGGGCCTCGCGGCCTATCTCGCGGTCGGTGCCTTGTGGTCTTTCTGGAAGTGGTACGGCTTCCTCATTTCGGCGCGCGATGCGCTGCGCAGGAAGTGGGAAGCGGACACGGCGCGGCCTGAATGGTCGGCGTTCGTTGATGGCCGCATTCCGACCGCCTCCAACAACAAGCAGCGGATCACCGCATGGATGGCGCTTTGGCCGTTCTCGCTGACGTGGTGGGTTCTGACTTGGCCGCGTCGCGTGTTCCTCTGGCTCTACGAACGCCTTTCCACCGTCTTTGATCGCATCGCCGCGCGCGTGTTCGCGTCGTAATCCCGCGCGCCCGTATTCAGGAGGTCCGTCCATGTGTCTGTTTCCCACCGCACCCACGCCCAACGCGCCGCAGCTTCCGGCTGAAACCGCAGCGATGAAAGCACCAGACGCGGGCGCAGTCCGCACGGCGGCCGGCCGTCGTGCCGGCGACCGCATCCGCAGCGGTAGCGACACGATCCTAACGTCTGGATCGGGTGTCTCGGACTTGGCCCCGACCGAAAAGAAAACCCTCCTGGGTCAGTGATGGATTTCCGCCTGCTCGACAAGGACGCGAAAGAGACGGTGCACGAGGGAAAGCTTGTGCGCCTGAAAGCCCCGCAATCGATCTCGTGGGGCATCCGCGTGTTTGTCCTGACCGGCGAGAGCGGCGGCGTCGTGACCTTCCGCGAGGTCGATAATTTCAGGATCGGACGATGACCGTAAAC